ACCGTATGAACCTGAAGTATCTTCAGGAAGAAGACGGAATGAAACCTCAAACATTGATGGTTCATCACGCTTTGCTGATACAGTTACGTTCTCAATTGAAAGAGCACGATATGCTGCATAGATACGTTCTTTATCCTCAAATGTTGCTGGGTCACCAGATCCTGGACCAACAGCAACGATTCCTCGTTCTACTGGAACATCTCCAATGTCTCCTGCACTCAGGTTCAATGTCTGACCTGTAGATGCATTTTTATTTCCTGTAAGTCTAGCATCAGAGTATGCTAATGCTACAAGCAAGTTTTCTAAAGTTGCTTCAGCAAAAGCGGTAGCAAGATTTACTTGCATACCTTGCTTGTATAGTCTTGCAACGTCAAGAATTTGATCTACCTGAACTTCACCGAAGTCTGGTTGGAACTGTAATTCAAGACCGTTCATTGTGTAACCAACGTTAGTGTAAGTAGCGGCATTTGAAAGTGTAGTCTTGTAAGACTCGCTTGAATCAATTACTGCTCTAGATGCTAAAGTTGATGGGTTTAACGTATCATCGTTAATGAAGAATGCTGCTGCACCCACAATAACGTTGTTTGACGTACCACGGCTATATGGCATATTTATTCACCTCTTTCATAAAGTATTTATTAAGTTGTTTGGCGTGTTTCCTCTAAAACCAATTATACCTCTTTTTATGTATACCTGGAGTCTGAGTCAACTGAAATGTGGTAGTCATACTCAACAATTAATTTGTTTACAAAGAGGGTTCTTGCTGAGGCCAGTTCTGCTACGTCTCTGCTTTCGTCTGCCTGGTATACCCTCGTACTGTGGAACAAAATATTAAATGGGGTATAGGCTTGTTTTAAAACAGATCCAGATGCTGCTATTGAACCAACATTTGCTGCATTTTTGTAAAATTTAAATGTTGTTGCTGATGGAACACTTTTAATGAAATAGGTACCATTAAATGTATTGTCTACCCCTGTAATTGTCACAGCGTCCCCTGCTGCAAAGCCATGGGCAGTAGATGTTGTTATTGTAGCAAATTTACCTGTAAGTGCCTTATTTGATATAGTCTTAGTAGATATTGTTACTGGTGGAGTGCTTAGGGTTGGATTAAGAAAGTTGTAAGAGTTTACGTCTTCTGCTGAAGAATCTTCACGATCAAGGGCACTAGATATAACACGAACACAGTCTATCAACTTGCTAACATCTGTAGAATAAATAAAATATATTAGTTGCTCTCTTTTTTGTAAATAAAACGGAGTGGGCCTAAATCTCATCAATCTATCGTAAACAATTAAAAGCGGACTTTCTGTTTGTCTAATTTGAATACTATCGTTGTACAAGTCTTCAATGTTTGTTGGAAACTGTGCTGGAACCATTGGACTTAATTCTTCTGCTGCTGCTATAAGTTCATAGTGTTTTAACTCAGACAGAATATATTGGTTTAAAAAGGTTGGTGGAAATCCAGTATCAGTTAATATAGCCATAGTCTTATTCTACCCCAATTGTTGCATTAGTTATCCACTTAAATCCTGTGTCAATTCCTTTACTTCTACCCGCAACTGAACCAGCCTTAAAGTTTTTCTTATATAGTGTTGGTTTTTTGATATAGTCATAAACTCCAGATGCTCTCAAAAAAGATTGTTTGAAATATCTAGTCATAAACTCATCAAATGTAGATTCAAAACCACCAAGAACAAGATCTCCTCCTGGGTTTTCAACTTTAACTGGTCTGCTTGTAAATACTTCTCCATTAGGTCCATTAAATTTTAACACTTTAGATTTTGTTGGTCTAATTGTTACGGGAATACCCTCTTCCATAATTTTTGCTTTATTGTAAAACGGTGTAGTCATATTTTCAGAAACACTTCTTGATTGTCTAAAAGTAGATTTAACAGAAAGTCCTAAATTACTAACTGTGTATGATAAATTGAATAGCCTTGCACTTGGGCTGCCAACTTGATTCCATTCATAAACGTGATGCAGCGCTCTTGGATTTGCTCTGGCTTGTACATCAACATATTGTGCCAACGCTTGAATAGCCCCTGTACCTAATTTATCAAAAAATATTTTTTTACCACGATCAACACCTTCTAAAAACCCAAAAGAATAATTAATTATATTATTCATTTGTTTAGTGAAAGATGCTGTGTTTGTTCTTGCTATCACTAATCACCTACAGTCTGATTTTCAGCCCTGCGCCATAACATTTTATAATATTCTGTATATCCGAATGGGCCAGTAAACGGTTCAACTGTTGCTACTTCGTAAATTGTTCCCTTACCCGATCTTACTCCTGCTGTTTCTTTGTAAATAATATTGTCGGATGCATCCCTAATATTTGCTATAAGTATGTTTGTTGTTGCGTTATTTGCATTGTTTGAAGAAAGTCTTGGGTCTTCTTTTGTTCTTGAAATAAGTTTGTTTTCGTATTTTAAAAAATTATCTGGCTTTACATCTTCTGATCCTAGCCCACCTACAGATGTAGCATTACAAGTAATTGTTCTATCGTATACCCAGTTTTTTGTAGGTTGTCCGTAACCACCTTGTGCAAGAATAGGAAAATAGATATCAGCCTTCATTGGAAACATAAAGTCTGTGACTTCGCATGCATCCATTACAATACTCCAGGACGAACAATATTATTAACATATTTAGACAAAATCTTGTCTACAATAATATTTCCAGTACCCTCAATCATTCTTTTATCGTATTCAATTTTAAATTGATCAGTGCTGTAGTTCTTGATATATCTCTTGTAATAATCTAACTTACCACATCTAATATCTTCAACCAATAATTTTGTCGCATCTTGAATATCAATAGGTACTACTTTGTATCCAGTTTCTAACAATAGTATAAGATCTATTCCAGTTGGGAATGCTACCCCAGGGGTTACGGTCATAGTGTTTCCACTGTCTTCTGTATCAAAAAGTGAAAAAGAATCTGACGTACCAATTGGAATTCTTGATGGTCGTTGTTCTGCTCTATTTATTGCACCCTCTGACGCTGTTGGGTCTTTTGTAAGTGCGGTTTTATCTTTAGTAATTACGTATGTGTAGTCTCCTACAGTGGGGCCGTCTGGATTATAGATATCGTAAACTAGTTCTGTGTTTTCATATACCCTTAATATTTTATGTACTTTTTTCCAAAGAGGAATATAGTCTACCTCTTGGCCAACAATTTCAAGAAATTCACGCTCATAGTAAAACCCACCAGTTATTGAATCAATAATTGCTCTTGCTAAATTCTCATACTCTGTATACTTAGCAATTTCTGTTGCAGATGTTTGATTATTTGCTGCTGCTAAAATTGTAGGATTTACGTATGGACGTTTTACTTCCAGGTTATCTTCAACAACTATATCTCCACGATCTGCTACGACCATGCCACTTTCTTCTAAATCTTCATAAATTGTCAAAGCATATGATTTATCATATTTGATAAAATCATCATCCAGGACATAACTAACCTGTTTGCTGGCGTTTGATGTTCTATAGGCAGCAATTTCTGACTGCTCTGCGACATCTTCAATGACTATGACATACTTAGCATTGGCATCTGGAACTGTATACTTAACAGTTAAAGGATATGGTGGTAGACGAAGAATTGTTGACATTATGCTTTAGCGTAATAGGCTGCTACTTCTTCAGGTTGTGCTATTCGTACTAACCTGTGAGTAAGCCACTTTTCCGATGCCTCCTTTGAGACTATGTTATACCCCACGCTCAATGCTCCCAGACTATCCATGTGAAGGTTTCTATCTGAATACAATGCTACTTTGTTTGTTAGATCTTTATTCTTACCTGCTTTTTCTGCAGTTTCTTCTGTTTTTTCTGGCGGAATCCAACTAGCCAAAATTTCTAAAATTTCAAGTTTAGTATTTGCTTCAAATAACTCTATATTATTTTTCTTTGCATATGCCTTTAATGCCATTACCGTCTTGTCTTTTAATTGATCCATTGCTAAATTCATTTTTTTTCTCCAGTGCTCACTTGTAATTATACCACCAGAATGACAATAAGGAGGGCGGTTTTTATTCCGCCCTCCCTAGTACGTGATGACTATATTTTAGGAATCAGCACTATCTGAGTCAACATAAGCGACTGCATCTAGTTCTTCCCAAGCAAGACCAAATCGTACGAATACTGTGTATTCAATTGTGTCTTTCTTTGGCTTGTATTCACGGTTTACAGTGATGTCTCTCTGGAAGCCCCATACACGGTTAGAAGGGAATGTTAAATCAACATAACCTGCTGGGTAGTAAGGAACTTCTAGTACATCTACACCTAGTACACGAGTTGTACGTGCATTACCAAATGTCTGTGCAGCACCATCCATGTAATCTTGACG